TGTAGCAAACCCTAAGATTGATAAATTAGATAAACAGATTGACGAATTAAAAGTTAAAAATAGAAAAATATTAGCTGATGCAATGGCTAAAAATAACTTAGACGAAAAGCTATTAAAACAAAAAATTAAAAAAGAAAACCCTGATTTTGATACAGCACAAGTAAGTGCAGAAGCTAGTCGAATTTTATCAACTAGATCTAATAAAAAGATACAGCCACTAATAGATAAAATTAAAAAATTAGAAGAAAAAAGAAAAAAACTATTAGATAGCCCAGAGGCAATAGTACAAAATACAGAAGTAGTTTCTATAACTAAAGCTAGAGCTATGGCACAAGCAATTGTCAAAGCGGCTAAATATAATAGTAGACATGGCGGTTTTGATATTGAACAACTTATTAAAATTAAAAACCCAGAATTATTAAAAGAATATATAGATGATGTATTTTCTAATTTAACACCATTACAAAGAGATGATTTATTTGAAGGTCTTAAAAATAATATAAGTGTTTTAACATCAGGAAGATTTTCAGAAAGAATTAGATTAAACGAAAACTTTGAAACTACAATTAAAGGTGTTAACACAAGAGTAGATGATCTTTTTGAAAATGATATAGATTTACTTTGGCACTCATACACAAATGAAATGAGTGGTTGGTATTCATTATCCGAAAGAATGGGTATTAAAAGTAGAAACCAATGGTTAAAAACAAAGAACGAATTATTTAACGATATTGATAAAGTTTACAATGATCCAAAAACTAATGTAGCTAAAACTAAAAATGCTACACAAAGAGGATTAGGTAACAAGTTTATTGCACAAGAAGAAAAAGATACAATCGATAGTTTCTTTAATAACATTATGGGAAGATCTACTGAAACAGGAGATCCATCATTTGGTGCAAATAAAGTATTAAGAGATTTAAGAAGATTTAATTTTATAAGGGTACTAAACCAAGTAGGTATAGCACAGTTACCTGAATACGGTGTAGCTGTATCACAACAAGGTATGAAAACCATGTTGAATGAAATACCTTTCTTTAGAAAATTAGTTGATGATGCCCAAGCGGGTAAGATAGATGATACTTTTTATAACGACATGGCCATTATTGGTGCGTCTAATGGAGATGATTACTTATACAGATTATATCAAGCACATGATGTTTTAGACAGAGGGATTTCTAAATTAGATAACCAAGCTAGCTTTGTATCAAAACCATTAACTAATGCGGCTGAAAAAGTAACAGGATATACTTCTGGTTTAATTAAAATAGATAGCAACCAAAGAAAGATTGCTATGAGATTATTTGTTCATAAACTAGCAGAAGATCTTATAGATGTTTCTAAAGGTGGAAAAACTATAGATGCTATAAGTAAAGGTAGATTAAACAGATACAGAGTTTTAGGATTAGATGACGCTGATCTTGTAGCTTTAGCAAAAGAATTTAATAGTCCTAATGTAGTTACTACAAGTAACTCTTTAGGTCGTAGAGTTTTATCATTTGATTTTGTAAAATTTAAAGATCAGGCTTTAGTTAAAAGATTTGCAATAGCAACTAACAGATATACTAAACGAGCTGTTCAATATAATTTTATTGGAGATACAAGTAGATTTTTCTCAGACAATGCTTGGGGAAAAACTATGGGTCAGTTTAGACAATTCGTTATGACTGCTTGGAACAAACAGTTTTTACATAACGTAGCTATGGCAGACCACGCAACAGTAAATATGTTCTTATATACTTCATTTATTGGAGGAGCGGCTTATGTTGCTCAAGCTAACTTTAATGCTGTTGGTATGTCTAAAAGTGAAAAGAAAGCATACTTAAAAAAGAAACTTGGAGAAAAAGGTGATTACAATAAAATTGCAATTGCTTCTTTCCAAAGAGCAGGTTGGTCTTCGGTTATGCCTCCATTCTTAGATATGATTATGGGACAGGTTGCACCAGATCACAGATTTAATACTAGATCATCTGGTCAAGAAATGAATTTAATAACAGGTAATCCTACTTACGATTTAATAGGTAAAATATTTAAAGTTGCAGGATCTGGATTAAAAGCAACAAGATCTGACTACAACTTTAGTAAACAAGATTTAAATAGAATAATGAGATTATTTCCATATCAAAACTTATATGGAGTTAACCAATTCTTAAACTTTGTAAGAGATCATTCTGGCTTACCAGATAAAGGTCAACAAGAACTATATTAACAAACAGGAAAAACAAATAAAATATGGCATTTGCAATAGATACATACACAGGTAACGGTAGCACTACTTCTTATAGTGTAACTTTTCCGTACATTACAACTGCTGATGTAATTGTAACTATTGATGGCGTTACAAAAACATTAACTACAGATTACACTTTTTCTAACTCATCTACTATTGCATTTGGATCAGCTCCCGCAAATAGTTCTATAATTAAAATTACTAGGTCTTCAAATAGAAATGCTAGACTTGTAGATTATCAAGACGGATCTACTCTTACAGAGGCATCTCTTGACCAAGATGGAAACCAAGCTTTCTTTATGGCACAAGAGGCTATTGATATTACAGAAGGTACTATTAATATTTCTACTGCTACAGACCAATGGGACGCAACAAATAAAAGAATTACTAATGTTGCAGACCCAGTAAATAATAATGACGCTGTTAACAAACAATTTATATCTAAAAACTTAACGAATATTACAACAGTATCAGGCATTAGTGGTAACGTAACAACAGTTGCGGGTATTAGTGCTAATGTTACTACAGTAGCTACTAACAATACAAATGTTAGTACAGTTGCTACAAACATAGCTAGTGTAAATACAGTTGCTACAAATATTGCAGACGTAGTTACAGTTGCTAATGATTTGAATGAGGCTATATCTGAAATAGAAACTGCGGCTAATGATTTAAACGAAGCTACATCAGAAATAGATACAGTTTCAAATAGTATAGCTAATGTTAATACAGTTGGAACTAACATTGCCAACGTAAATACAGTAGCAGGTAATAATTCTAACATAACAACAGTTGCAGGTAACAACGCTAACGTAAGTACAGTTGCGGGAATTTCAGGAGACGTTACAACAGTAGCAGGTATTTCAAGTGATGTTGCGGCAGTAGAAAACATAGCATCTAATGTTACGACAGTTGCAGGTATAGCTAGTAACGTAACTACAGTAGCAGGAATATCATCAGACGTTACAAGCGTTGCAGGAATTTCTAGTGCTGTTAGTGCAGTAAATTCTAACTCTACAAATATTAATACAGTTTCATCTAATATTACTGGTGTAAATAGTTTTGCTGAGAGATATAGAGTTGGCTCGTCAGACCCAACGTCTTCTCTTAATGCAGGAGATTTATTTTTTAACTCAACATCTAATACTTTAAGATTCTACAATGGTTCTGCTTGGGCAGACATTGATACAGGAATACAAACAGAAACAGACCCAACAGCAATCCCATTCAGTCTAGCACTTGGATAATAATTAAGGAGAAAATAAAAAATGGCAAATAACTTTAGTTCAACTAATGCTCGTATAGCAAACAATAGCTTAACGACAGTAGTTTCAACTACATCAAACAAACAAATCGTTATTGGTTGTCTTGTGGCTAACACAGGCGGTACAGCTATTCTAGTAGATGTACTAATTAATGATGGTTCTAACGATAGATACCTAATTAAAGAAGCACCTCTAACTACAGGAAGTTCACTTGAAGTAATTTCAGGTAAAGTAGTAATTCCTTCAGGTGGTTCATTAAAAATTAAATCGGACAATGCGTCAGGTAATGTTGATGCTTTTGTTTCACTATTAACAGATGTTGCATAAATGTATTTAGGAAACCAACCTGCACTTAACTATACGAGTTTTGCTAAGCAAGACTTCAGTACCAGTTCGACTACATCTTACACATTGGATAATCCAGTTGCTAATGCAAATGAGTTAGCCTTATTTATTAATAATGTTAGACAAGAGCCTACAACTGCATATTCTGCATCTGGCACAAGTTTAACACTAACAGAAGCTACATCTGTTGGAGATGATATGTACTGTGTGTATTTAGGTAAAGCTGTTCAAACTGTTAATCCACCAAACGCTAGTGTTGGAACAAGTCAGTTAGCATCTTCTTTAGACTTATCTAGTAAGACAGTAACACTTGCTAATAACATGACTAATGCACCAGCTTTTGAAGCATATTTAAGTTCAGACCAAAATGTTTCAGACGGAGCTAATGTAAAATTTAATGCCAACACAGAAGTTTTTGATACAGATAATTGTTATGACAATTCTACTAACTACAGATTTACACCAACAGTTGCAGGTAAATATCTTGTTTATGCAGATTTAAGAATATCAAATTCAACAGGTTCACAATTATACCAAGCATATACTTATATATATAA